GGGCCCACCCTATCTTGGTGTCGACGGATAAGGGACGTCCATAACGTTCCAAGTGCTTCGCATCAAAGTAGGGGCCTAGCCCACGTTTGAGGAAGAACTTCATCAAGGCTCCATAGTCATCCAGTTTGGACTCTCTATGGACCACTCTTGTCATAAGACCTTTGACGAGAGGCCTATGTAAGTGTGGACACATCTTTTCACCTAAAGACGGTAAAAAGGAATGTCTGCCTACGATGGGAGAAGTAGACTCAACGATCGGAAGGGGGCAAAGCCTCCGAATCATATCATCTAGATATGCGGTCGTTTTCCAGAGACCAGAAAAATACATCTGGTTTCGAAGAGAAACGAGGGATATCATCTCCTGAGCATCACTCCGTCGTGAAGGAAAATTACGTCGCACGTACGTTACTGTAACGTCGTCGCCGCCGTAATAATCTTTTCCACAAGACTCTCTGAACTTACCAGTCCAGAATGACTTGTTGACGTTTACTTTCATATTAAAATATGAAAGCTCTCGCACAACGGAACCGGCCAATTCTACGGGAACGATAATATCGTCACCGTAGATACGCACCCGCTTCAGGAAAGCTGTTAGGGCCCTCCTTTTTGGTGGCGCTCTTAGCGACTTTAACCAGGCCGAAACCACGATGTTAAGGAACACCATGGCTTCGATCGGGAAACACGTCGCTGAACCCATAGACGCGAACTTGGCAATAGCATACTTGCTACGGCCAGGCAAGTCAACATGTGTCGAACGTGAAGCCTGAAGGGCACCATTTAATGATGGCCAACAGGACAGCATGCGCTTCACAAGCTGATTGGAGACGCGATCAGAGGCCTCTGAGAGATCGATAGTCGCAAGACTTCCATCTTCAGAGCCAATCCTAGCAAACTCCCTATTTGGAGTTTGGTCGGAAAAACCAATCGCACCAGAGAGGTAGTCATTCTTCTCTAGCGCGTTCACGAGCACCTCTAGAAGGGCCTGCTGTGCATATTGCATGCAAGTAGGCTCAATAGCGATGATACGTGGCGTCTTCAACGTTTTAGGTACCGTGATAACCCTAGGGGCTATCTCGGCATCGGGTTCAAGGAAGTCAACACTCTGCAGAACTTCATGAAACCCAGAGTTGGGAATCAGGAAGTCGGCTGAAGGAAAATAGTCCTCCAGACGAGAGTGCCAGGTCTTCAGTTCGAACTTCGCGTTAGCGTTGATTCGGTCTGAGGTGGACCCAGGTCCGTGCTTTGGGGTAATCCGAAGGCTATAGATATCTCTATCAATAGCACTAAGAACAGTCCCAAACAGAAGAGTAGTAGCCCTATCAAAGGACTCAAAGTCCAAAATAGGATGCTTTTCTTCTCCGGATTTGACTTCTCTTTCACACTCGAGGTACGCGTCATAAGCTGCCTTCTCTCTTGCAGGAGTGCAAGGGAGTAGGATCTTTTTGTAAAGCAGAGAAATCTGCCTTATAAAGAATACAGCATCATGACTCGGTGCCTCAAGAAGAGTACCAGTAGCGCGGTCAAACACTAGATCCAGCAAACCTCCGAGTAACTGGGGGAGAGCTCTCCTTTTCTTAAATGAAGAAAAAGATGTGGGATCGACATAACCAATGTCAAGACTTTTCTCAAAGTCTTTACAAAAGTTAGACAGGGTAATCGTTAGAAACGAGAACCCCTCATGTTTGACGCGTCTCGAGATACTTTCGTAGTCTCGAGTGGTGCTAACCGAACACCAGGTACTAGCGTCTGCTAGTACCGACTGGAGTAACTGCA